CGTACACTCCCTATTGCTGCTTGTGTCCTACCGCCACCCATGAACCTCATGTTCAATAGGATTTGATAGATAGATTTAAAATGTTCATCACTGTCTGCTAGTGTGTGTGCGAACCTAGCACACCCTTCAGGGAAAGCTTCCCCCTCTCCCCGATACTTCTGAGCGTGTGTCTGTTCGCTGATGGCTAGCGTTGGGCCGTATTGTGTCACTGTATGTTGTCCTCGTTGTAATATTGTAAAGTCACTATGGTGTCTATCCCATATGTGTTAGGGAAGATGACTAGGCGGTACTCGTCCCCTACCTCTGATTCCTCATAGATAGCATTGAGCCTGTCTAGCTGCTCTAATGTAATCCTCGTCTTACTCATAAATCTTCTCTCTTATCAATCTCTCGATTCAGATAGAAGACAGCCTTCTTCATATCCTCGATAGCATCATGCTTCAGGTCAGCTCTCCAGATATACTTCAACGCATTACCAAGGTTGAACCCCATGTGCTCTGTGATCTGTATACACTCCACACCGCTAGGGTGTGAGGTGTAGTGAGAGGGGTGGTTGACTACGTCCTCTGCTACTAAAGGTTCAGCATAGGTATGTATGTATAATTCTTCTTCCTTGAAAACTACTCCCCCTGCATCTAACACAGGATGTGTACGACCTCGATCCCTTGCTTCTTGTCTTATTTGTTCTTCGTTCACAGCCACTTCTCCAATAAGTACTTCATACTTAATTCCATCAAGCAGTAGTTCCCATCACTCACCTCATGCTTATACAAGCAGCCTCGGTAGTGGTTGTTCCCTTGATAGCCCTTATACTCCTCGTCGTGTTGGTAGAAGCTACCAGCTATCGCAGCTCGTAACACCCTACCGTTGGACAGTGGCTTCATACCTGTCTCTAGCCCTTGCTGATGCCCCATCGTAAAGGTGAAGCCAATGTTATTCAGCCTCGTCCTAGCCATACCCCCCCAAGGCCTACCAGTGTTAGGGTTTGCAAAGAAATGACTGTAACCAACACCATCAATGAACACCATTTCGAGAAAGTCATATACTTCCCAGCCCATTTCTTCAAGTTGGAAGTCAGCGTAAGAACACTTTCCAAACAGTTCAGGGTTAGCATTAACATGGCGCATGATCCGTTCCTCATGGTTTCCTGTAAGGAATACCAAGCGCGGCTTATAAAGCTTCTCTTTGTTTCTTCTTTTAAGTGCATTCCAATCCCATAGTGGTTGCATAAAAGCTACCATCCCTTCGATGCCAGCGTCTATATCTTGTTGATATGTTTTACCTTCTGCCTTTCGTGTACCTTTATCGTAAGATGAAAGGGATGGCATGTCCCAATGGTCTCCTAGATGTATAATTACATCCGGCTTCTTTGCCACAGCGTAGTTACCTGCTGCGGTAAGGTGGTTGAATGGTACTCCAGGTTTACACTGCGTGTCGGGAATAATGAAGTGCTCACTCATTTGTATCCTCCACATCCTTATAAGTTCTTAACCCCATCCGGTTTACCTCCACCATAATACCAACCTTGTCTACATAATGCGGGGTAACTTTTCTCAAAATTCTTATCATATACCTCTCCCTTAATCAGCGCAGTTATATTCCCACTATTCATCTCAGTGTGACGAGCAAAATCTGATCTCGTTCCTATGAAGGCTTCTCCAGTTATCTTATAAAATACATGGACATCTAAGGTCAAACACCTGTGATTCTTAGATATTTTCTTGCGGGTCTCAGATGAGAAGAAAGCTGGTGGCCTAAACTTAATAGCGGCTATCTGCCTATTGAAGTAAACATAATCACCCTCGCCATCTCTCTCTAGTAGAACCCCTCTGTCAATCTGCTCTTTTATCTCAGCATATTGTAAAGCCCCCCTACTCTCGCATTGGGTTAGGATAGTGCATGTAAAATCACCCTTACCTCTCTCTTCAATGTACTCTTTTAATACACGGGAGCTACCTGCATATATCTTCCAATCAGATTCACTCCAGTGATCTATATTCCACTTAGGTGACTTAACATTAGCTACCCGACTCTTAGGGGAACCTCTCTTAGCGAAGTAGTATTGCTTCTTCCCTATATACTTCTTCCCTGTGGATATACACTCAATCATATAAACAAACCCAAAGTAGTTTGTTAAGTCAGGAGCCTCCCCCAACCAATGATGTGTGTCGGCATTCCTGTGCCTACTGACACGTTTTGCCACTATCGATCCCCTATGGTCATGCCAAGGATGCCAACTATAACACCAGCTAGAAATATACCAAATGCTTCCATTATAGTTTCCTCAGTGTTGGTTGCTTCACCGTAACAGTGAAGTGAGAACAGAATGGCGCTACAGAGCAGTAGGATTCACACCTAATTCTCTCACCAATTCTTTCCTCTAAATATATACCACCTTCATCGACAGCATGCCCCTTGGACGTACACCATAGTACGGCAGCTTCCTCTGTAGGCTCCAACTTCATTGCAGACTTCCTACCCTTCTTGTGTACAGCCCATACAGAGTCCCTAGTCCAGCACTCTTTATCTGTACATGGTGGTGGTATAGGGTTGATGTGGGCAGCTACACGAGCTTCCATGAAGGCTAATTGTCTAGCCTCATCCCATAGATCAAACTCTATACTCTCCACTCGCTGTGGGTAAGCATCGCCATCTCTCGTCTTTCCCGATGGACTCCAGTCTCTACAGATGGCTATGATGCGTAAGCATTTGACATCATGCCCATCCTGTCGTGCTAAGTAGGCTAGCATATTCAACTGCTCTTCCCACTCATCCTTCCCATCCTGCATTGCAGCCTTCACTGCCCATATGGATGTTACCTTGAAGTCACACAACGTACCGTCTGCTTCGAGTAGATCAAGTTGTCCGCTTACCTTCTCACCACCTATCTCTGTGAAGAATCTCTTCTCCACTAGGTCGTCCTCACTCCCAGCACGTTCCAAAATGTGATGAACACTCTGTCCAAGTAGTGAGTATATCCTATCGGATACATCCTCTACAATCTCATCCTTGTGCTTCACCTCTAGCAGCCGTTGGTACGGAGCCTTGAGAAGTGTAGTGACACTGAGCGTACCCTTGTTGTCATAAGGGTCGTTGCTCACAGCGTTCAATCGTTTGATACAGCATTCACTATGGATTGAGGGAGGTTGAATTTATTAGTTAGTTGCATCAGTCCTCCTATGTTAATTTAACTATGTTGCTCTTAGCCCTAAGACCGTCAGCTATCTCAGCTGCACGTTCCTTCTGAAGCATCTCGTCATAAGCCCCTTGCATTTTATGCAGAGCATCATAGATCTCGAAGGCCCTAGTTTGAGGTAGATTATCCCTATTCATTAGTAGGGGCCATCCCCTACATCAGCTGAGGCTGGTTCAGCTACCACACGCTTATCAAACACCCACTTAGCTAGGCCAAACAACTTACCTGTAACCATGTCGTCTGCTACGTCACTGTCACCAGTACCCATGTCCATCGTTGCAGGGGCAACACCATCCTGATACTTCACAGGGATTGGCATAAGAGCCTTAATGTTGTCGTAGGTCTTGTCATCCTTGTGTGTATGCTCAACCATGACGGTGCAAGGCTTACCTAACATACCTTCCCAATCAGGCAACTCACCTTCATTACAGGAAGGGTCAAAGATGGAATAGAACTCAATCTCTTTGCCCTTAGCTGTCAGTGTGTTGTAGATGAAGAAGGGGCGTGACCACATAAACCGTGGCTGCTCTACATCATCTACTGTGATTGTCTCCCCTAGGATTTCAATACCTAGAGCAATCTGTTGTGCCTCACCCTTCGCAACACCTTTGTGCTCACGGATTTGGATGCCAAGATCAGCAACCATTACTAAGCGACCATCGTGCTCACCCTCTGTGAGATTATCATATACAATGTCACTACCACCACCACTATCTTCTGTCTTTCGTACTAAAGCCATTATTTCTTACCTCCTGTCTTACGTTTCTTTGGTTTTGGTATCTGCAATACATCCCTCATTTTAGGGAGCAGTACCTTGTCTTGAAAATCCCTCATTGTCTTGTCCATGAAGTCATAATCAAAACTCGCCTCGTCCATTGCTATCTCGAGCATGTCTAACATGTTCTTCTCTAGGATAGGGGTGGCCTTCGCCACTAGTTTATCCATATCAATGTTCTTCATTGCAGCCTTAATGACCTTATCATTAAGTGCCTTTGTTACAAAATCCATCTACACCTCTCCTTTATTTATCATTTGTTAAGCAGATTGAGCCATCATAGTCTCGCCATGAGGTTCCCCACTTATGTGAGGACATCCCAATAGTTCTGTCGAGAGTGGTACAACCTGATACAACAGTGCCGTAGTCCTCAGTAAGAAATAAGGCCACTGCTCCGCTACTACCAATCATTAGTTTAGGGTAGGGTAAACTAGTACACCCACCGCTATCTGTTTTTACACTCTTCATTCTATAGCTCTCCCTCTTCTCGCTTCTGTTCAATTAGTTCGTCTATGTCTTTCATTCGGTTTACATCTACCCCGTTACGTTTAAGCTCTCTCTCCCATTCATCATCAGATGTTGTTGGAGAGTAGCCTATGTCTCTGATCAAGGCAGACTCTATATCCTCACCCACTAGCCACGATGTCTCTAAGCTCTTGTAAGCCTCGCAGGTGCATAATCCTAGAGTTCTCTTGTGATATATTCATTACTTTAGCAATCTCCTTATGTGATAGGCCGTCCACCATCCTAGACCTAACTACAAACTTAAGCTTGGATGGTAGTTTATTAATTGCAGCGTCGACTGTGCCTGTGTGTGAGAGATAGAACTTCTTTTGATCTGCCCACAAAGCTTCCTCTTCTGCTAATATGTCATGACCATTAATAATATCATCATCAGACAACCAATCTCCAGGATTGTCTAAGGACTTCTGGATGTGTGTCATTGCATCCCGTGTCTTACGTTTGATCTCGCTCACTGTGTCGTTGGTGAGTAGTGAAAGCCATGTTGCTATCGTACCCTTTGAGGGGTCGTATTTATCTTGACGCTCGATAGCTTTCTTGAACACCTCCTGTACAATATCATCAATGGTTGTTAAGCTGCCGTAGTATTGTATCACCTTCATAGCAGCTAATCTTTGCTCAACATAGTGAGTGTATTGTTTTATAAAATTATTATCAATCATGTTTATTAACTCCATACTATATATTGTCTGTAAGTATACATCGTTTTGTTACAACTACTCTCCATAATATTCCCACAACACTGCATTACAATACGCATGTACAGCACCTATAGTGAGGCCTGTATCATGACTGTGGTGTAGGTGGACAGGGTGGATAAAGAAACCTGTAGGGTATAGCTCCACCGATAAAGGCTTCTCTAGTATGAAAGCATCAGGTTCCTTATTCAAGGGGGCTTTGCAGTGGTGGCATAACCCCTTCTGCCTGTGTATATACTCTTCCCTAACCTCCCTCTTTTGCCCCTGATGTAACGTGTCATAGTATACAGGTAACTTCATGTCAGGTTGTGGGTTAATATAATATGTTGGCTTAGTGCGTTTCAGCCCAGTTGTTCCCATGTTTAGCCTCCGCGTCTAGTGGTACATTCAAACCAAGGTACTCCCCTGCTACCCTTACAGATTTAATAGCCAGCTCCTTGTATCTCTTAACATCTCTTAGGTGTACGTCTGCTTGAGCCTCATCGTGCATGTCAATCACCTTCCACACGTCTAGGCCTTCCTCCCTCACCCACTTGTCCAAGAAGATCATACTATACTTCATCACAACCGCACCAGCGCACTGTAGGAGCGTGTTCAGAGCCTTATGTGTCTGAAGCTTCTTAGTTACCTTGTCTCTCCTCATGCGTATCCTACGTCCGTCCAGCCCGTATAGATACCCTCTCTTTGAAGCATCTGCAACGCTATCAACAAGCGCCTTAAGTTTAGGGTTTGCTGCAAAGAACTGTCGTTTGAGCTTAGCACCCTCTCTAGCTCCGCCTCCAATAATTGCCCCAATCTTTGCATCTCCAGCTCCATAAAGAAAAGCGTATATGAAGGTCTTGGCATCATCTCTATTAGACAATCCAGCAGACCGCATATTCTCTGAATGAACATCTGTTCCGTCATCTGAGTTCCCCTCTACTACGGCGTGGGTGAATGTAGGGTCGTTCAGGAAGTGAGCCAGCATCCTCAGCTCTAACCCCGAAGCATCGTGACCTACTAAAACTCTCCCCTTGGTCGCCGTAAACAGGCTCCTCATCTCCTTCCCAAATTTTACTTTGTCTGAAGCTTTCGGGACATTCACTACTTTCTTGTGCCTGAAACGAAATGTATTCGTTCCAATCGTCATAGCTTCGGCAGGTATCCTCCCATCGTCCCTCACTCTGGGTATAAATCCGTTCTGCTTCGTCCCATATACCCACCCCTTGATCTGGCTCTGGCGGTGGTTGTAAGTGTACCAGTCTGCTATCCATTGTCCCTCCTCTGATCCAATATCATCGAGCGAACTACAGGGCTTCCCTTCATAAGTAAGCTTTGGACTTCCCTCTGGATATGTGTCGCTTGGATCGGTGTAATGTAGTGGCTCCCATCCCAGTCTAAGTAGTTGGGCAATAAGTTTATTACGGCTCCCAAGATTAGGCTCATTGAACGATACTCTTGAGAATCTACCCCATACAATGTCCGCCCCTTCACCGTACCATTTAAGAACACTGCTTGAATATGAACCGTCGAGGAGCCAAGGTTTGTTAACAGGTATATTGTATGGTCTGTCCACCTCAAGACTAAGGATTGGTCGTATCCTTTCATAGAGAGAGGTCTTGATCTCTTCCAGCGTAGTGATGTGTCTAAGGGCGAGCTGTCCATCAAATTGTACTCCTCTTTGTTCTTGTGCTCCAATTATACGGGCAACGTGGCTTTCCATTCTAAAGACAGCGTTGATTCCTTTATCCATAAACCCTCACCCCCTCAATCGGCTCACCAGCCTCTCTAATCAGCTCATGATATGTTTTTAAATTAATTTCTGTGTCTTGTACACAACGATGTAACATTTCAGGGCTGAACC